ATGGCTGATTCTAAGTCTTCTCTTACTGCCCCAATGTTCATGCAAACCTCACCATATAACGGTTAAGTAAAGGATACACACCAACGAGAGGGTCTCTTGCAGTATTGACGGGAGCACCATCATATGTTGCATATTGTGCCACTCCCATTGGTGCGTTACGGCGCTGGAATAGTTCTGACCCTACTTCAAGATATGAACGCTTTAACACACTTGGAGGAATCTTTGCACTCTTAATATAAGATGCAACTAAATCCTTTGCTGTGTCCCAACATTCTTCTACATATGCATCGTCATTACTTGATGCTCCTACATATGCTTTCAAATCAGTCCAGTCCATTGTCGTCTCCTAATTTTGATTAATCGTTTGGATTAGCAACCTTAACAAGTGCTTGTGGATCAAGTGCACCAATAGCAGCATATCCATAAACAGACATTGTGTTTGTTAGGTTAGTAATATCAGAATCAGTTAAACGGAAAGGTGCTCCTGCTGATTCGTATGTTGTAAGTGCAGAACGGTTACCTACATAGAGGTTACCTGCTGCAAATGATGGGTCAACAACGATTGGAAGACCAAGAATATTTCCTGTCAAACCAAGTGGGTTGATTGAACCAAGAGTATTTACTGTTGCACCCTGGTTTGAAAGTAGTGGACGGTTTGAACCATCAACGATTCCTGCAAGGTCCTTAAATACATCTGCAGAGCAAAGAATAAATTCAAGTGCCTTACCTGTATCTTCGTTAACCTTAACTGCAGAGTCAGCAAGTGCTTCAATAACAGCGTCTGCTGCCCATGATGCTACTGTTGCTGTGTTGAATCCTGTTGCTGCAATCAACTTAGCCTTTGCTGCTGCGTTTGTTGCTGCTGCATACTTTGCAACCATTGCACGGAATGCTGCATCTACATAAGCAACTGATGAACGCTCAACAAGTTGGCGTGACATATTGGTGTATCCACCGTATGTCTTGATTGGTGCTGTTTCAGATGTGATTGAGATTGAGCCGTATGCAAGTGTATCGCCTTCTGCTGCTTGTTCTGCTACATCCATACCGTTTGTAACACGAACTGGGTACTCAATGTTGTTGCCATCTGCTGGTAGTGCTGCTGAAGACAAAACTGCCCATGATGGGCGTCCTGCATTAAGAACCTGAAGTACATCAGATACCCATGCGTTCTTCATAATTGTGTCTGCTGTTGTTGGACCTGTGTAGTCACGATGTGCGTCTGTGTCTCCAGATGCAACAGCCTTAATGTATTCTCCGTATGAACGGAATTGCTTTACTGCTGGTGTTGAAACAGAAGTAGTAGCGAGAACATCAAGTCTACGCTCTAATTCTTCTGCGTGATTACGAACTTCTGCAATTTCTGCAGAGTAATCTGTATTTTCAGTCATTATTTCCTCCTTGACTTCTCTTACTTCAGTAACTGAAGCATTTTCATAAGCAGGAAATGCCACCAAAGAAACTTCTTTGAGGTCAACCTTCTTACGAACGATTGTTTTATTTTCTTTTTCATCTATTACAGGGATGAATCCTACTGAGAATGAGCGGATTGCTCCATCCTTAACTAAGTTAAGTGTCTCATTTCCCAAAGTTGTTTCAGAAATCTTTGCACGAATTAGAAGACCTTCTTCAGATTCTTCCATTTCTGTTACTCGTCCAATAATTTCTTTATGATCACGGAACAACTTAACATCGGAAGTTAAATCAATTGCGCCTTTATCAAAACGCTCTGACCATCCTCCACCAATGTCAATTGTTTCATTGAATGGAACAGCCACACCAGAAACTTCACGCTTCTCTGTGTCTGTTGCTCTAATTTCAAAAGAGCGCTTAATTAAATTATCCATTTTCATTACTCCATTCTATGCTATAGGTTCGTTGGGGGTTTCATTTCCCAAATTTGGCATGCCTTCCATTTCACGAACTTCGTCAAGTGTTAGGAAGCCTTTATCTAAACCAATTGCATAGGCTTGATATCTTGCATTCTGATTTGGACGAAGGAACTCAGTTAAATTAAACTCAGCCTCTTGTCCTCTTGGAAGCAAGTCTGTGATTGCTTGTTGAATTCTTACAATATATTGCTGTAAGCCATCATCATACAATCTACTTCTATCTTCATTACCATTAATATATGTCATACCCTGACCTTCAATGGCCATAGACAAATACATTGGTGGAACACCAAACATCAGTGCTATCTGACGATTGATGAACTTTTGGTTTTCTAAGAACTGTGCCTGCTCAGGATTTAATGAGATAGATTCATATTTTAATCCTGAAGATAGGACAGCAACACTTCTCTCTTGCTGAGATGCAATGAAAGCCTCTTTATTAGACTTTGCAACATCTTCAGAGAGAAATTCTGATGTTGTTAGCGCTCCTGTTGGAACTGCTGCGGTACGGAACCAATTATCAGCATAATTATGTAGGTCTAATGCTGAACGCAATACAGATTTGTGTCTTTGTATTGGTCCCTCGCCAATTAATTTAGATGTTGAAGGTGATTTCCATAATTTAAGATGAACAATATCTTTGGTTGAATAATTATTTCCACTCAATGTGTAAATAATCTTACCTGCGTTATCTGTCATTACAGAAACTTCTGTTGGATGAAGGTTTGTAATATTTACAATACCTCTTGCATTTCTTTTTACTAACCAGAATGCATTTCCAAATACCGCCATGTTGTACAAAGTTGTTCCAAGCCATTCAGACTGAGCTATATTATTCTCAA